ATGATGATGAATGCTGTGGTATCGCACTGCGCAAAAATCAGCCCGCTGACTGTAATGGCAAGGCTGGCGCTGCAACGTGCCCTCGACCCTGCTTGGGTCGATGCACTTTTCGAGCGTGAACGTGGCGCCCAATACCAGAGGGAGCTACTGTTCTCGACGACAGTCGAACTGATGTCCGTGGTCGCAGTTGGGCTGCGGCCATCGCTTCACGCTGCAGCGCAGGCTTACCCTGATTTGCCTGTTTCGGTGCAAGCTTTATATGACAAGGTCAAGCATACCGAGCCGAACCTGGTACGGGCTCTGGTCACCGGCAGCGTCGAGCGCCTTGGAGATGTGATCACGCCATTTTTGCAGGGGAATGCACCGCTGGTTCCGGGTTACCGCACCCGAATCGTGGACGGTAACCATTTGCCTGCAAGCGAAAAGCGGTTGAAGCCTTTACGCGCCTTTCGCGGCGCCGCATTGCCTGGCCAGTCCCTTGTGGTGTATGACCCTGATTCGGGCCTGGTCGTCGATATGGAGCCTTGCGAAGATGCACACTCGCAGGAACGCGCCGTGATGCCGCCGCTACTAGAGCGTTCGCATCCGGGCGACCTGTGGATTGCTGATCGCAACTTCAGCACGCGCATGATCCTGTCCGAATGGGATCGCCGTGGGTGTGCCTTCATCGTGCGTGAGCACGGTCGTACGCCCAATCCGGCACCGCTCGACGAGCTGACATATCGAGGGAGAATCGCGACCGGCGCCGTCTTTGAACAGTGCGTTGCCATCCCTGGAGCTACAGGACAGAAGGTAGCATTACGTCGTATTGAACTGCAACTTTACAAGCCCACTGACGATGGCGAAATGATGCTCCGATTACTGACGAATCTACCAAAAGAGCATTTCAGCGCACGTGCCATTGCTCGCCTATACAGCAAGCGCTGGCGGATCGAGACAATGTTCCAGCGGCTCGAATCGGTCTTGCACAGTGAAGTCAAGACTCTCGGACACCCGCGCGCAGCCCTGTTCGCGTTCGGCACCGCGATCCTGGCCTATAACGTGCTGACTGTCTTGCAGCGCGCGGTAAGCACCGCGCATGACTTGGTTGCCAGCGGCATTGAGCTATCGCCGTTTTATGTGGCCGTGGAGGTACGAGCGCACTATGCCGGCATGGTGATGGCTGTGCCAACCAAAGCATGGCGGCGCTACGACGCCATGTGTGCATCAGAGCTGAGCAAATTACTGCTTCAGATTGCCGCTTACGCCAAACCAAAAACGCTGCGCAAACACCCTCGCGGCCCGAAAAAAACAGCGAAAAAAGGCTACGTGGCCGGTGCTGTTGCCAGACGCCACGTATCAACGGCACGGGTATTAAAAGACGGGGCTGTCAATGTACACCTTTAAAGGGGTGGGGCTAAGGCCAATTGTGCAGGATGTGATGCGGGAAACGCAGGAGGCGGCTTAACTCGTGGCATGCAGCAAAAGTTACCTTATGAATAATTCGGCTTTCAATTTCGCAAGCCATCATCGTGAGATGGCAACTAAGCAATAATTAAGCTGTAACGAAATCGAAGAAATTTCTGACAGACTGCTGCCTGAAAAGTCCATCGGCAGATCCATAGCCATCTAATCGCCATCGCCTGACGCTGCGACACTCAGGCCGCGCCAACCTCCACCGGCGCGGCTTTTTCACATCCGCACGCAATACGCCGCCCCGCCTGCCGAAAGCGGTAAAATGACGGCCTTGGACTCAAGCATCGCCTGACAGCGCGGCCTTGAACGCACACAGCACCACCCACAGCCCGGCAGGCACGCGTTTTCCTGCCGCCGGACCAACGACAAAGAACACATGACCACCGTCCCAAAAGAAATCAACGCCGCCGCGGCAAAGAAAAATTCGGCTGAAAAGCTCACACCGATGATGCAGCAGTACTTTTACCTATGAGAACCAGCACAGATTATTAGAAGTTACGCCAAAAGTGACGCCTAGCCTCAAGGAACCCACCATACCATCCATGTCATTAAATATTGCATCCACTTAGTAAAAATGCAAAAATTGACGATTGCTTACTAAAGGGAAATGAAATGGCATATTTTACAACTCGGGTCGAATTACACGGCGCTAGCGCTGCCGACTACACGGTGCTGCACGAAAAAATGGGGGCAATGGGTTTCACTGATATCATCGTTGGCGATAATGGTATACGTTATAAAATGTCTCCTGGCGAATACAATTTCGAAGGCACCGCTACAATTGAGCAAGTGATATTGGCTGCAAAAGCTGCCGCGACTCACACAAAGAGAAATTGGGCGGTATTTGTATCTGAGGCAGTCAAGCGCAGCTGGGAAGGTCTTGCGATTATCTAGTCGGCATCGAGGATCTCCCCTTTCACGGCCCTAGGCATGAAGCAATCACTAAACTTGCCAACAAACTGAATATTTTCGGACCGGCAAGGATGGTTGTTGACAAAAACATTCGCTAGTTGCAGGTCTGCCACAATGAAACCGCAGTGGAGATAGCAAAAAAATTAGTACTAATGTGCAGCAATAGGATTGTTGCAAATAGTGACTCAGCAAGATATCTCAAGCCGCTTAACAACAGGAGAGTTACATGGCAGTTTCACCTGATACAGCTAAAGCCATTGCAAATCTAGGTGTCGATATGATTATTACAGGAGATGCAAAATATTCCCCTGATACCATAAGATACATTGTCGACACCGTACAAGCAAATGGTGCCCATATTACCGTCCATGCAGGCGGATACTCGCCCGATACACTGAAGGCAATCGCAATAATTGGCGGCTCCCATATAACTATCGCGCTTTAATCAATCTCATCTTTTCCGGTTAGGATTGTGATTCCTGTTGTCGTGGGTTCGAGCCCCATCAGCCACCCCACAGAATGCGTATGAAAATCAAAGGGTTACATGCTTCGGCATGTAACCCTTTTTTACATTTTCCAACGGTTTTTCTTATTTTCCAACGCAATCAAATTTCAGCGCTTCCACTGCGGAGGGCCAGTTCGGGCGGCGGCCGCTTTTTCCAGATCCGCTTGAGAGGTGATCACTGCAGTCGCAGCATCTCCATCAAATGGCACCAGCACGCGTCCAGGCCGCTGATCTGCCAGAATCTCCGCGCCCCAAACCATTGCCACATGAGCCATGGTCATAGGATTAATTTCAAATCCACGCACCCGCAATTGCCCATCCCCCACCCATACAATGGCGGCGTCATACAATGGCGGAAGTACGAAGTCTCTCCCGCCATCGATTGGCGTCAAATTCGCCACACGCACTGTTCGCCGGAAGTCTTTTTCATAGCCCTCACTCATCGAAAACACACCTATGCCCGTATAGCGCAAGGTAATTTCCCTGTGCCGAGGCAAGGGCACACCTTGATCGGAATACAATTTTGCTGCTATTACAAGCACGGCGACACTCCAATATACTGTATATGCATACAGTATATCCAAACTTTAAACGCTGTAAAGTAAACATCGGCCAAGCGTGCAGACGTCTGCACACCTGGCCGTTTAGGCTTAGAACAAGCCCGCTGGTTCGGCCTCCTTATCCCAGCTGTAAATAATCAGTTCCTTCCGCTCGACTGCCTTGCCACCGCCACCCACGTTGTACTGGATGCCAGTCGTATCCATCTGGAACCGTGCGAACACGCGCCCGATGTCAGGGTGGTCATTCAAGCTCAAGATGGCCTTGCCCTTCAGCCTGGCCATCAGCTCGGCCATCTTCTCGTACTGAGAGAATTCAAACTCCACGCCATAACCGGCTGTCTCCCAGTACGGCGGGTCCAGGTAAAACAGTGTGTGCGGCCGGTCATATCGCTCCATGCACTTGTACCAGTCCAGATTTTCGATGTAGGCGCCGGACAGGCGCAGGTGCGCGGCCGACAAGTTCTCCTCGATGCGCAGCAGGTTAAGCGGCGGTGCGGTCGTGGCCGTGCCCCACGTCTGGCCGTCGACCTTGCCGCCGAAGGCATGCTGCTGCAGGTAGAAGAAGCGCGCCGCGCGCTGCAGGTCCGTCAAGGTATGCGGTGGCGTCTCCTGCAGCCACTTGAACACCTCGCGGCTCGATAGCGCCCACTTGAACTGGCGCACGAATTCCTCCAGGTGGCACTTCACGACGCGATACAGGTTGATCAGCTCGCCGTTGACGTCGTTGAGCACCTCGACCTCGGCCGGCGGCCGCATGAAGTACAGCGCGGCGCCGCCAGCGAAAACCTCGACGTAGCAAGTGTGTGGCGGAAATTGCGGGATGATGCGGTCGGCCAGGCGTCGTTTGCCGCCGATCCAGGGGATGATAGGTAATGCCAAAATGTGTACCTCCTAGTGGTAAAGTCGAATTCCTCGCATGAGGCAATCCAAGCCTACTCACCAGGCACCGGCTGATTGCTGCTGTTAGCGCAGCAACAATCAGCCATCCCCTCTATGGCGCCATGCCATTTCCTCGCACGAAACTCTGGCACGCCCGTCCCGTCGCAGCCACTTCCTCCGTCTGCAGGATCAGGGCTTGAATATCTCGCGCCACCGCGTCAGGAAGTAGCCCGCTGGCGGGATCGGCTGCAGAGCCTCCTTCGGCGCCACTGCCACCGGCCGGGGCGGCAGGTCCACCACTTGCACAGAAGGCGGGCTTGCGCATGCGCTCAGCAGCAGCAAGACGAGCGCGAACATGGTTGATTTCGTCATCGTAGACTTTCTTGATGGCCAGCACGGTGGCGGCCTGTTGTTTGGCTTGCGCCAGGTTATCGACGGCGCGCTGCGCCACCGCCTTCGCTTCCGCTGCCGCGCGGGTATTCTTGTCGGCATCCCACAGCCCCTGCACTTCCGCCCGCCCTTGGGCGTTGCCGAGCAGGCGCTGGTACAGCATGCCGGCGCTGGCCAGCACGTACAGCAGCACGGTGGCGTACAGCCAGCTCGGCACCTTGCTGGCGAACTTGGCCAGCGCACTCACGCGAGCACCCGCTGCGCCACCTCAAACAGCGCCAGGCGCTCGGCCAGGCCATTCGTGCCGCCATTGATGCGTCGAGTCACCTTCACCTGGTCGCCGGCATCGGCCAGGGCGTTCAGCCCCTTGGTCTGCCAGAACCAGCCCGCCGAGCGGCAGGCGTTGACGATCTGCTCCAGCAACTCGGGCTTAACCAGCAGGTCGAGGCCCAGCGCCTTGCCGCAGGCGCCGTAGTTGGTGCGGCCGGTCACCTGCAGCAGGCCGCGCCCACGGAAGCGCGCGCCGTCGCCTGGGCGCACATTGCCCAGGTCGGCGCGGCCTTCGTAGGCTTGGCCGCTGGCCAGCTCACGCACATACAGCAGTTGGCCCGACTCGTGGCCCACCTGGGACAGGAAGGAGGCGGCGCGCGCTGGCGTGGTGATACCGAATTCCAGCATGGCTGCGTTCAACGGCGCCAGGAAGGCGGCCGCACGCGAGCGGGCCAGCGGCATGATGGCCAGCAGTTGAGCCAGCGTGACGGCGCTCACAGGCCACCCCGCACGTCCTTGACGACGGCGGCCGCATCGCGCGCCAGCTCGCCGATATCCTTGTCGCGGCGCTTGTCGAACCAGCGCACCGTGGCGCCCAGTACCCACCAGGCGGGCAAGCCGGCAGCCACCATCAGCGGCGCAGCAATGAACAGGAAGCCCAGGGCCGGGTCGCTGCCGTACAGCACGGCGACGGCGCGCGCGCTGTCGAACAGGCCCGGCATCCAGTTGCGCACGACCACGACCAGGGCCGGGCCCATCAGGGCGGAAAAGAGAATGGTAACGAAGAAGCGCACGCCCGCTTCCTTGGCGGTTTTTGGCCACATAAACATGAATCCCAGTGAGGTTGCGGCAGCGCCGGCTAGGACCGGGATGCCAAAAATTTTAATCAGTGCGCCGCCAGCGGCGGTCGTTTCGATGGCCATGAATGCCTTTCAGGTGATGGAAATGAAAAAACCCGCCGAAGCGGGTTTGTGGTGATGCAAGCGGTACAGCGGTTAAAGCTCCTCGATCTCCAGCGGCATCGAGTAATTCTCGTAGTACGGAATGCTCATCGCCGAGACCGACGACAGCTTGCCGAAGATGGTGTGGTCACGTTCCAGCTCCAGGTCGGCCGATTCAGGAAACAGGCTGACCAGCATGGCTCCGGACATGCCATTGCGACGCACGATGCCGAACAGCGCCGTGCGGTCGGCCGCCGGCAGTGTGCTCAGCTGCAGGGGCATCTTGCGCGAACGCGGGCCGGCGTCGGTCCACAAATCGCCAGCGCCGGTGCGGGTATGCGTGCTTGCGTCCATGGGCGTCACGGACGCGCCATAGTCCGGGTTATTGGTGGGCGACCAGTAAGCACCCGTCACCAGGCGACAGGCCTCGACATAACCTTGCAGATTGGCCGGGTCCTTGATGTCAATCGCCAGGCCCAGCGCCGGCATCTGCGCCGACAGCCAGTGACGCGCATAGGCGCCACCACCATTGCTGTAAGCGCTGGCCGCCTGCAGGGGCGTGAAACCGTCGACCGATGCTGCGGCGGCCGGACATGCCGGCAGCATGCCGCTGTCGTAGCTGTAGCTCTGCCAGGCGTCGATGTAGCCGGCCGGACGCACGCCTGGCGCGGAGGGGGCGACGTCGGCTGCGCGCGTCACGGCGGCGGTCGTGGTCGGAATATATGAATCCGCATACAGCCCTACCTGGACCTGCCCGCAGGCGCACCATAAAGAATCGCCGACGAAGATGCCCTGCAGCCCAAAATAATGCACTGCGGTGGTGGCGGCCGTGTACGTGACGCTGTAACGCGCCATCGGCGAATTGGCAGGAATTGTCGAGAACGCCAATACGGAACCGGAAGCGGGCCAAACCCCCAAGCTGCGCGGCGACGTTCCAGCGGCGACCCACATGCTGAACGTGTAGGTGACGCCAGCTGTCAGGGAAATGCCTTGGCCAATGCCGGAGCCGCCGGAAGTCGGGCTGACCTTGTATGCCGGCGTGCCGTCTGGCGCAAGCACGGCGGGATCGGCCGCCACGGTAGCCGCACCACCCCAGCGCATGTTCCAGTTCGCGCTGGCGATATTGCCAGACTGCAGGGCAAGGTTCGTCGCGGCCGGCTCCAGCAGCAACTTCGGTGGAGCAGACAGATTTGCTGGGTTGTACTGCATCCTGGCCACGTTCGCTGCCGCCGTTTGCAGCAGGCCATTGCTACCAAAGAAAGTACCGATGGAGGCACGCGACGTGAAGGTATCCAGCGAGGGGTAATAACTGCTCAACGCCGCCCCCTCCACCACGCTCAATCCCCAGTATTTGGTGCTCAAGCCGCCGTTGGACAAATCCGGGTAATTCAAGACCGCCAATCCCGCAAATTCGCGGCTGTTCACCACGCCAGCCAGCCGATATACGCCAGGAACGGAGGTTGCCGACAACGTCGGCGCCATCACCCATCCAGCGCCGCCATTTCGAATGGCCGGCACACCGTTCGCCCAGTCAATGATCGCTGACGCAGTGTTCAGGGAAATCGCCGGGTCGTAAATGCTGAAACGAGATCCTGTCGCGCTGCCGGCCTTGATGAAGAGCGACACGACATAATTGGTAAAAGTCGCGCCCGCGATAACTTTCTGGCTATACGATGTCACGCCCGGAGTCGATTTCAAGGTGCTCATGGTCAAGGAGCCATCCGGCGCCACATCCGTATTGGGCAACACGACAGTCGGCCCAGGCCTGCTGTAGCCTGGTGCCCAAAAATCGGATGAATAGGTGTTCAGGTTCGTTGCCGCCGATTCATTCGACACGCGCACGCGCATCGACGCAGTCGGCGACAGGTTGCAGAACGGTAGGAACACCCCACCGATGCGCTCGGGCACGGCCCAAGTGGCGCCCAGGCGCGCCGTGGTACCGGTGGCGCGCCAGGGACGGCCCTTGCGGTTGTTTTGCAGGTTGGCCACGCCCAGCGTGCCGGCCGTGGTGCTGGCCGTCAGCGCAGCACGGTCGGCCGCGTTGTCGTAGATGATGCGGAGATTGGTCATACAGTACCTTCAGTGAGGTCTGGTAGTTGAGAATCCGCTGCAACCACCATGCGCACATCGGCTGCCGACGTAGCAGCCACAATAGCTGCCTTGAGCTCACGGCAGCGAGCATGATGGTGCGCCACAAATCGAGCTTTCGCCTCGATCATTGCCGCCTCCAATTCGATCACCTGCGGCGCCGTCAGCAGTAAATCCGTATTATCGAACACACGCCACGCAGCGCCATCTGGCAACAGTCCCAATGCTGCACTGCGTGCTGCCAGCTTGATGGCCGCTTCGGCGCGCAAGTCACCGTCGTACAGCACGCCGCCGTAAGAGAAGCGGTCGAACCCTGCGAGGCGCCTGTCGCGTTTGGCATTGGCATCCGCGATGGCGCCTGCCTGCACGTCGGCCAGCAGCACCTCAGGCGGATACGACACCAGTGCGCCATCGACCATTCGCAAATACTCGGACATACGTTCGCCAGGCAGGAGGGCGTGCAGCGTCAGGCCCATCACCGCTGGCGGGTTCGGCCCTGGCGCCCACTGACGGACGTACCCGGCAGTGTCGAGGTAGGCGTAAAAGATGCTCATACTGTTGGATTCTTGATATTGGTTGAAAGGGTGATGGACGCATTCGTGCCACTGGTGCTACTACCGGCACGGGTAGCGATCGCCTTGAAAAATACGCCGGAGCCTGTGCGTCCAGCATCCGTGGCCACGGCAACTTCGAATGTCTCGGAAAAGTACAGCACCTCATCGGTCCACACACCGCCACCAGTAGTTGATGCTCGAACAGTCCGAGTGAACATGAACGTCGTTTCAGCCCCGGCCGCAGTGCCTCGATACAGGGTGATCGTTATAATGGAGCCCGCCGCTGCAGCAGACGACATATCCCCCTCCGCGCGCAGAATTACCTTGTGGGCCGCAGCGATGCCCGTAGCGCTGCCCAGCGTGGCCAACGTAACGGACGTAGCTTCCATCCAGCTGTAGCCATAAACCGGCCCGGTCGGCCGGCCAGTAATCGACAAAACACTAAACTCAGCAGTCCCGTCAGCGTTGATCATCCAGCCGTAGCTGCCCGGGTTGTACGTCCGCGAGCGGATCACGGTGCCGATAAGAGCCATGTCCGTGGCCAGATTCTCGGCCGTGACGTTACGACCTGTCAGGGTTCCACTAAATGAGCCACTGGCCGCTGATAGGCGGCCCGAAAAAATAGCATTCCCATCTTTAATCGACAGGCCTGGAGCGTCTATTTGGCCATTCGCACCCGCCGAAAAATACTGTGCACCAGGCACGCCACCGTTATAGTCGCCGAACAGGATGCCTTTTTCGCTCAAATGGAAGCCCTTGCCACCGCCGGCGCCCATCGGCCAGGCATAGGCGGGGGTCGGATAACCAGGGCCGCCATGGATGGTGGAGGCGGAGATATCGCCTGCTTTCACCTTTCCCAGAATGCTGGTAATAGCGGATAGCTCGTCGACCGCCAACGCCTTTGCTGCCACCGTGCCGTTGACCAGCAAACCGCCATTCAAGACGGTGTCGGCAGCCAGCCACTCGCCATCTACATAGAACTTCGTCACCGCATACGTGGCATCGTACAGCGTCACCATGTCGCGGTTGATCGGCGCGCCGTAGCCGGCATGGCCCAACTCATACACGGCCGAGGCATCCGACCAGGTCGAATAGCCGGGCGCCGTCACCGTCACGGTGCCGCGCTGGCCGGATGGACCTGCTACGCCTTGGCCGCCGCGAAACTTCGCCCAGGCGTAGTCCGCCTTGTTGGTGCTGGGGGCGGCACTGAGCTTGTTGACGGCCAGGCCCAGGTACAGGGTGCTGTCGCGCGGCGAGTCGTACAGACCGGTGCCATCGGCATTGTCCGCATACTTGATCCAGGTGTAGGTCGTCTTGCCATCCGCTCCGGCTTCGCCCTTCGCTCCGTCGCCGCCCTTGATCAGAGACCAAGCATAATCTGCCGGGTTGTCACTCTCTACCAATGTGGCCTTGTTATAGGCCAGGCCGATGTAAGTCATGCCCACGGGCGAATCGGAGAATCCGCCGCCTGCAGCGGTATTGCCATACTTCACCCAGGTGTAGGTCGTCACGCCATCGGCTGCCAGGCGCGCCGCCGCTGACCATTCACTGGCCGGGATGTCATCGGTGGCGCCGCGCGAGGCGGCCGTGGCGCCGGAGGTGAACAGATAGGCGCCGCCCGCCGTCGGCACCTGCGTCGACCAGCCGTTGTTTAAGCCCGTCAGCGCACCCGTGGCAAACGTGAACGTGCATGCAGTACTCGGCAGCGCCGGTGCGATATTGGTCGCGCCGCGCTGGTAGATGCGCACCGGCGCCACGTTCAGGCCATCCACGCCGTTCGCGCCATTGCTGCCGTTGGCGCCGTCGGCCGCCATGCGCGCGGCCGCCGCCCATTCCACGGCCGGGATATCGTCGGTGGCGGCAGTCGACGCGGCCGTGGCGCCCGAAGTGAACAAGTAGGCACCGCCGGCCGTGGGCACCTGCGTCGACCAGCCGTTGTTCAGGCCCGTCAACACGCCTGTGGCGAAGGTGAACGTGCATGCCGCGCTCGGCAACGCCGGCGCGACATTGGCGACGGCTCGCTGGTAGATGCGCACCGGCGCCACGTTCAGGCCGTTCTGGCCAGCCGTGCCGTCCTGGGCCAGCAGCACGGCCGCCGTCCATTCGTTGCCGGCGATGGCATCGGTGGCGCTGCGCGAGCTGGCCGCCGCCACGCGCACATACAGCGGCGCCGTGCCGGCCGGGATGGTCTTGCTCCAGCCGTTGGCCAGGCCGTTGCCGGCTGGCGTGCTGATGGCCGCAGTGGCAAAGGTGTAGACCACGTCGCCGGGCGAGTCGACGGGCGCGACGGCCGCGCGCTTGTAGGCGAAGGCCTGCGCTGTGTTCATGCCGTCGGCGCCGGCCACACCGGCCGCGCCAGGTGCGCCATCGGCACCCGCTGCGCCATCCCTGGCCAGCAGCACGGCCGCTGCCCACTCGTTGGCAGCGATGTTGTCCGTGGCGTTGCGCGAGCTGGCGCCCGCTACGCGCACGTACAGCGGCGCCGTGCCGGCCGGGATATTCTTCGACCAGCCATTCGCCAGGTCGTTGCCGGCGGGCGCGGTGATGGCCGCGCTGGCAAAGGTGTAGACCACGTCGCCCGGGGAATCGGTGGGCACGGCCGCCGCCCGCTTGTAAGCGAAGGCTTGCGCCGTATTGATCCCGGCCAGGCCGGTGTCGCCCGCCACGCCATCGAATACCTTACTGATGATGTAATTGGCAATATAGTCGACGCCGAATTCACGAATACGCGCCTGCACCGTGACCGTATCGGTCGTCATGCCCTCAAAGTTGACCGTGGCCACGTTGCCATCAATTACCAGCGTCGTGCCGGCAGACACCGAGAATACGATATCGCCCACCACGTTCAAGGGCTTGGCCGTGATGGCAATCGAAGCGGGCGACCCGGCGCCGCTGCTATCGACGCGAAACACGGGCGTGGCGCCGGACATCAGGATGGCCTTGCCGTCGGCGGTGGTGCTGAAACGCTCCGCCGACGCCTGCAGGCGCTTGTCACGCGTCCCTACGATGGCGCTCATACCAGCACTCCCACCGTCACACGGCAATCGAGCCACCGGCGCGAAAGCAGCACGACCACGCCTGCCACACCATTCTGCAGGCCGTAGCGACGGTCGCGCAGCACGACAGATTGTCCCAGTTCCAGCACCATCATCTCGGGCATTCCTTCAAATTCGTAAATGGTGCGTTGCACCTTGTTCAGCGCCAGGCGCCGGGCCGCTTCCACCGCCGCATCCGACTCTTGCTTGAGGCAGGTCTCGATCTGCGGAGGGTCATCGGTCAGGCGGTAACGCGTGCGCACCGCCTCGTCGACCGCCGTGACCGTCAGCCATTCCGTCGCGTACATATCGGCATGCTCGGCCGGAATACTGGTGTTCAGGCTGGGCTGCAGCGTGTAGTTCCGGTCGTAGGCGATTTTCACGGCCGCCACCACCGGCAAGCGCTGCACTTGGCGCAGCGAGCCCTGGATCATCTGCGCGGCGCCAATGTCCACCGGCACGCCAGCCGCCGGCAGCGCGATCTGCACCAGGCGCAGCTGGCCGATGCTCGACATGACCGCCTGCGCGCCGACGCTCGCCGCCAGCTGCTGGATGGCCTGGGCCTGGTTCATCCTATCCGCCACATACAAACCCACCGGCTGCTGGTGGGCAGCATCGAACGCTGCCAGGTTGGCCAGGTCCAGGTCGGCCAGCGTGAAGCGGTCAGCTGCCTTGCCGTAGGCGGTGGCAATGCGCTGCACCAGCGGCGCGATGCGCGGCACGTAGCCTCCGCCCTTGTCGCCCTGGACGCTGACCGTGATCGCTGCCGAATAGGGTGGCGTGGTCAGGTTGAAGCGCCCGGCCTGGTCGTTCAAGGCCACGGCAATCGGCTTGCCATTGGTGCGCACCTCGAAGCTCGACTCGACAGCGCCGAGAAAGCCGTATTCCAGCGTGGCCGGGTTCGTCAGCAAGGGCGTGACGTTGTGACACTCGCCAAACGGTACCGGCAAGGTCACGTCCTTGTTGGGCGTGGTGCCGCCCAGCTTGGCCTCGGTGATCGGCGTGTCCAGGCGCCCCATCTTGTCGCGTACCGCCAGGTTGATCGATTCAGGGCCGGCACTGCTGACATCGGCGACCAGGCCGTCGAAGCGTAGTTGGAATTCTCCGCGCGCCCAGCGCACGTCACCGAACCAGACCTTGATCGGCTGATTGCGCCAGACGTCTGCCAGCCAGCTGTCAAGCGAACCGTCCGTATTGGCCAGCTCGATATCGCCGCCCGACAGCCCCGCCTCGCTCGTCAGACTGATCTGTTCCGTGAGGGCCAGGCCGTTCGTGACCAGCGCCAGATACGCCGTGTTGGGCGGTACTTCCAGCGGACCGGTGACATACGAACGGGAGGCAATGTACCGCGTCACCTCCTCGCCTGCCACGTTCACCTGTACCTCGACCAGGGCCGTACGATGAGCTGTATCGTCCTGCAGCCATTCTAAAAATTGCGCATCGGTCATTTCGAGTACTCCACTTGTTTCGCCCACGCTGAGGACTTGGTTGATTTTTCGACGCCTGCCACGACCGTCTTGGCAGCCTTGTCGTTCGATTCGACGGTGCCTCGGATCAAGGCGCCGGTCTGCTTGTCTTGATCGGCGCGCAGCCCTTTGACCTCTTCCCGCAGGCCCTTGATCTCAGCCACCAGGGCGTCGGTGTTGCCGCCGCCCTGGCTCGGTGCGCCGCCGAAGTAGCGGCGCATGGCAGAGGCAGCTTGCGCATCCACCACCACTTCACCGCGGTGAAGCTCGGCCGCGTAGCCATCAAACGGCACGCTGGCCAGGCCGCCGGCATGGGAGCCGTCGAACTTCACGCCCATGCCGGTCGCCGTGCCCATCGCCGCCTGCAGGTTGGCGATGGCTTGCGCCACCGTCAGCACGCTGTCGTTGATGGTGATCAGGCCCGACACCTGGGCCTTGAGGGCATCCAGGCTGGCCTGCTGCACGTCGACCTGCGCCGAGGCCCATTTCAACGCCTCGTCATTGGCCGCCAGCACGCGGGCGTAATCTGCCGCGTAGCGGGCGTCCGAAGCGTTGACCACCTGGGACGCAGTCAGGAACGCCTGCTCGGCAGCCGATAGGCCGGACTGTGCCGCCGTATCGCCAGCATTCGCTGCCGCCAGGGTTTTCTCGAACTGGGCGCGCGCCTCGGCATATTTCTGCTCCGGCGTCAGGATGGACTGGTTGCCCAGGGCCATGCTGGCGTTCAGGCCGTTGAGCGTGGCCACCCACGATTTCGATTTATCCAGCGCCGTCTGGGCCGCTGCCGCCTCTCTGTCGTAGGCCTTGCCCAGTACGTCCTTGGCAGAAACTACTGCCTTGGCCGCCTGCACCTGGTCGAACAGCGCCTTATTGACGTCGGCGATGCCAGCGCGCTGGATGGCCAGCAACGCCGTTTCGGTTTTCGTCAGCTCGTTCAACTGCTGCAGCAAGTCCTTGCGCTCGCTGGCGATTTCGCTGGCAGTCTTGTTCACTGCTGCGAGGTCGCCGGTGGCAGCCGCCAGCTCAGCCGCGTAGTCAGCTGCTTTCTTGAACGGCTCAGCGATGGCGATCAGCTGCGCATACATCGCCTGGCCAGCGGTCGTGTTCAGGTCCTGCGCCAGCACCAGGGCCTTGAACTGGTCGACCGTGGTCACACCCGATTTGCCCAGCTTGCCCATGGCATCGTTCACCGACTTGGTGATCGGCGCCATGCGCTCGGCTTCGGTCAGGAAGTTTTCGACAAAGTAGCTGGTGCCGCTGGTCAGCGCCTCCAGACCGCCGGCCGCAGTGATCAGGCTTTCGCTCAGCGCCACTGCGCCCAGGCCGGTCGTATTGAAGGACTTGCCCAGCACGGCCAGCACGTCGGACACCTGCATGTAGTCGTTGGCCACGCGCGCCAGCGTTTCCAGGTAACCCTCGCCCACAGCCTGGTACTGCTCCAGGCCGCCCACGCCGAACTTGGCCATGTCGTCGCCCAGCTTTGAAAACGCCGTTTCCAAGGCCTTCTGCAGTTCATCGCCCTTCAAATTCTTCAGGCTGATCTTGCCCAGGTCGACCACGAATGTATTCAGCTGTGCGGTAAAAGCGGCGCCACCCATGCCCAGCGCCGTGGCGCTTGATTGAATCGTGTCGCGCAGGCCCAGGATGATTTTGGTGAACTGGTCGTTCGCCTCGCCACCCAGGCTGCTCAGCGCAGTGCGGTTCTTATCGCGAGAGAACCAGCCGCCCGACGTTTTCGTGTCGGTGTATTGGCTGGCGGACACGCCACCCATCTGAATACTGGTCAGCGATGCCTTGTTTAACATGACGCCCGTATCAAGCGTGGTCGTTTTACCTCCAAATATGGAACCCAGGACGCCACCGGTGATTTTTCCAACAAATCCGCCGGTCAATTTATCCAGTACCAAGCCGATAACCCCGCCCGTCAGTGCAACACCAAGGGTGGACGCGCCAAACGACGCGGCGGCCCCTTTTGTATCAGCAGCCATATTGCCGGTCACTCCGGAATCACGCACCAGCAGGCCACCGAGACCGCCAATACCTTCTACGACTTGGCGCAATGAGCTGGCCATCGACGCAGAGTAAGCCAGGCCCAGGCCGGAGTTTTTCTCCATGATGGCCAGGCTGTGTGCGATCGATTCCGATTTCGCGGACGAGTCTCCCAGGATGGATCCGGTACCGGTTGCGGCCTGGCGGTCCTTGGCAGTCGTGTCCGATCCACCGCCGCCAGATACTGCAAAACCCAAGGCGGCCATCGCGGCAGCCATCGCGGCCATGCGAATCCAAGCGCTGTAAGGATCGCCCTGCGCTTGCGTAGCGACCGCCACGGCTGCAGCGGATGTGCCTTTCACTGTGTCAGCTGCAAGTTGCGTTGCTGTGCCGGCCTGGACGGCCACCGCTTTGGCAGCTTCCGCCCCCAGTGTTGCAGTCGTCACAACCTCGACGGCAAACAGCTTCTTCACCATCGACTCAATCGCCATCGCCATTTCGTAGGCGCGGAAAGCTTTTTCTGCAGTTTCCATCACCTTGTAACCGGTGCTGTTCTCCTTGAAGAAGCCCTTGGCTGCCTTGGCCATGTCGCCATACGACCGTACCTGCGCCTGTGCGCCCTGCTGCGCAGCAACGGCCTGCGCCTTGGCTATCTTGCCTGGATCGCCGCCGGCGTCTTTCATGGTGGCCGCCAGCTGTGCGGCAATGACGGCCTGGTCGCGCGAGAATCCGCTCAATGCGCTGGTCAAACCGCCAATGGCCGAGCCGACGGCGCCGAAGCTGGCCGCCATGCCAGATGCCGCGTCCTTGGCAGCATTATCGACAGCAGTCAAGATGTCGAGCAGCTCCTTGGCCTTCGTCACATCAGTCCCGGCATCGAGTGCGCCCAAGGTTGCGGCCGTGGATGCCTTTTCCTTTTGCAGTGCGATCATGCGCGTCAGGTGGTTAACTTCGGCCTCATCCAGGTCCAGATCCTGGGGCCCGCGCCGCGCCAAGCGGTCTTCCATGCGAGCCAGCGTCAGCGCCTCGATCTGTTCCTTGGTCAAACCGAAGTTTTTCACCGCGTCCTCGTCGGCCTTAACCTCGGAGGCCAGGCTGATATAGGCCGAATTCCGCTCGTCCGTCAGCGCCTGAATAGCCTCGCGCACTTTCTTCGCAGATGCAGCCGATTTGTCCATGGCGTTAGCCTCGACCATCAGCGTGCGCACATGCTCCAGATGACCAAGGCTCAATTTAATCTTGCCACTAGCCAGCTCGCTATCGAGCTTAATGGTGGCTTTCTCGGCCTCGGTCAATTCGCGTCCAGCAGCCAATTCCGCTTTCCCCGCCGCGATACGTTCAGCCAAGGTCGTCAACAGGTTTCGATATACCTCCTGTTCTTTCTTCGCAGCAGCGGCTGCCACGTCGGCCAATTTCTTGGAGGCAGCTTGCTGCTCGGCGTACTTAACAAAGGCATCGGCGCGCGCGGCATTTTCTGCTGCGATACTGCTGTCGATGCCGAACGGGTCGGGGAACTCGACCCCCAGCAGTGCCTCTTTCGTTTCATTGCCTGCATTGATCACCCGCTCAGACCACTCATCGATGGCCTGGCGCGACATCTCCGCGTCCGCCTTCATCTTGTCGCCCATCCCGCCTTCTCCGAAAGCGATCTTGAAGTCACGAGCTGCGGCTTTAAAATCAAGTTTCAGCAAATTGGCCACTGCACCAGAGGCGACAACGATCTGCGCGGCAATGCCACCAATCTCTTCGCCGATGGTTTTCAGCACATAAAAAACATTGCCACCAAAGACCACAATGGCCTTGAACGTCTCGGTGAGTGGTTTGAAAGAGGTGTCGGCAGCATCGGCAGCTTTCGACGAATTCAACGCCTCGTCAGTGAGTATCTTGAGCACAGGCAGCAAGTCCACAGCGATCTTGACACCGACACCTTGGGCAACGGCGCCCAGTTCGTCGAGCGCGTCATTGAACGCCGCCGCGTCTGCAGAATTTTGAGTGGTGATACCCGACAGTTCCTGGCCACGCGCGACTAAGTCAGTAATGCCTGAGGAACCCTCGTTCAGCAAGACCGCAGCCTCCTGCCATGACTTACCCAACGCCTCGGCACCGAATGCTGCACGTGCCTGCGGGTCTTGAATGGATTTGAAGATGTCGGCAAACTGTTTGAAAGCTTCCAATGGCTCCTGCGCCGTGATGCCCAGCTTGGCATATCGCTCCGCATCCTTACCCATGTTGACGGACAGTTTCGAGATCGAAGCTGCAGCAGCCTCCAATTCAGTGCCCGACAACTTGGCACCGTAGCTGAGGCCAGCAAGGTCCTCCACGCTGATAGCCGTCCTGGTACTCAGGTCGGTCAGACTATCGACAACATCAAGGGTCCCCTTGATGAAGGATGCCATCGCGAAGACCGACATGCCAGCGGCCAGACCTGCAAACATCGACATGACGCTTTTTACCTTCGCACCGATGTTATCCATCGCGCTGCCGACAGTGCGGCGGGCCGCGTCCATATCGGACTGCAGGCGCGCGATATCCGCGCGCAGGCGGATCTCCATATCACTGATGATCGTCGACATATATACCCATAAAAAAACCACCCGAAGGTGGCTGCACTAAAATAAAAAAAGCCCTGCAATCAGGGCCGTTTCAATATCTACTTCTTGGCGAACATGCGCCCTATTTTCCTGCCGAATTGCTCCGCTGCCGGCGAACCCTTATATGCTGGCGGGGCCTGATAACCAGAATCTGCGGCCAACTTGGCACCAACAGGCGTATCAAGCGGAATCATGCTTTGTCCGCCGCAAGCCGCGCAGACCTCATGGCGCTTAGATAAGCGCCAGAACGAATAAATCAGGCCCGGCACAATAAAGCAGCACCAAAGTACCAACTCAATAAAAATTGAACCAGGCGTGATTTTTTTCACGCGCCCGACGGTGCCGCATTCCCTGCATATCTGCATATGCCCTCCTAATTTTAAAACGGCAATACTACAGCACCGAACTTATCCAAAGAACTGATCCAACTTTCTGTTGATCTCTTTTTGCGTGGATTTGACTAATTGCAGTGACACACCGTAAGGCGCCGGGCAATCAAATTTCGTTGCGGCATGCGATTCACCGAAGTATTCCATCGAGAGGCGCCGCAACAACTGCGCCTCAAAGGGCGAAAGACAGATACCCACTGTCCGCTGCCACGCCTCAATTTCAGAAAACGTCAACGGGCCGCCACCCATACCGCTGGCCATCGTTGGTCCTACCTCAAAGAGATAGCCCAGGATGTAACCACCCCATTCAATCGGGGGCATTTGAACTTCGGCGCCCCGCTTCTGGAAAGCGTCTCGGCGCGACACTGGCAGCGGAGTCTTCGCCGCAGGTTTGCCAGGCGCCCGATCAGGCACCTCCGGCACTGCGTTTAGCCAGGCAGCATGACGGACGAAGATGGCGAGCTCGTCTCCGAGCTCTTTTTGAAGTTTCCCCGGTCACCGTTGAATTTTTCGGCGTCGTCGGTAATGTGACCCAGTTCCAGGTCGGAGTAGGTTTTCATGAACAACTGGTGGCCGCTCAGTTCGTCATTGCCGAAGTTATTGAACGAAACGGTGATTGCGGACAGAAAGGTGGCGCGTTCTTGCAGCTTGTCGTCGGCCGACTGCTTGGCCTCGGACTTGCCCTGCATGCGACCGAAGACGCGGGTGTTATTGCGCTCTTCAGCCGCATGCTTGGCAGCCTGGTGTTTCTTCGTACCGGGGCTGTGGAACGTGATGCTCAGCGCATTGCCCTGTTCGTCGAACTGGGCTTCGCCAGTCGCGTCACGCACGGGCATGGTGCCGGTTGCAGCGATGGCGAGTTTTTTGATATTGAATGTCATGGGAATTACCTTTCATGAAAAATAGAAGCTCCGCCCGTACAGGCGATGCAAAGCAAGCGGCGATGGGAGAACCTTGCAGCCGTATCAGATCGGCGTTAAGCCGGCGAAGGCACACGGATAGTGTCGCTTTGGCGCAGCAGCGAAAAGCCGAACAACACTGCATCGTCAATACCGGCGGCGGTTTCGGTCGGCGACATTGCCTGGGCGGTGAAGCAGCGCTCGGAAAGATCCTGACGCACCACCTTGTACGAATTGATCGAGTGATTGCTCGCGCTCGCAAAGGTACGGATCATTTTTTGACCTGGGTCGTCCTCGATCAGGGCCGTCTGGAATTCCGCAGTAGAACGCGTGCCTGCGCCTTTTTTTACCAGCTTGAGGGCGCGGCCGATATCATCGACCGTGGCCGTACCCGAGCTTTCGCCGACCACGTCGCCCATGGAACTGACGGCACCAACCAGCACCCAGGTCAATGCGGCAAACGCTGCAGCAGTATTTGTAGTTGGCCGGCCGGCGGCGACATACAGCTCGCTGCCGGAATTAGTTTGGAAATCTGGATCAAAATCATCAGCCATATCTGTACCTTCAAAAAAAATGCCCACCGGCGTGTGCGGGTGGGCGGGTTGTGAATAAAAAATTGAATCAGGTCGGTTCGATATACGACACAATGAAGTCGCGGGATTGTTCAAAAATTCCGGCATCCTCTTCGCTAAGATCAGGGCCGACCTCACCCCTCACCACACTGCGCACTGTCACACCAGCAACCACGCCGGTATGCACGCCAGGACCAAGTTTCGCAGCAAGCAATACCGCTTTTTGTTCAGGGTAGCTTTTCGCATATACCGTCACCTGCACACGCGAACGTACCAAGACGCGCTTTTCGGCGCGGGCTACCGTCGCAAATTCGTTGCGCCCGATTTCCCTGATGCCGATAGCGGGCAACTCGCTTTCTTGAGGTACGGTACCTGCATCCACACGCTCAAGAGGCACCAACGCAACCACCGCGGAATTAGCCTGCAGCAAGGCCCGCATTACTTTCACAGCACTCATGGCTCCTCCGGTGGCGGTGAAGCGTCCAGGCCCGCGAGTGTCAGTCGCTTACGTAGTTGGTCGACCACCGCTGCAAGCGCCGCTGTATGTCCAGCATCTGCCGCCGGCCTCATATATGGATGGGCTTGAGCTCCAGGATGGTCGACGGATTCGACAACAGCACCACCGATCTCCAATGCGCGCGCATCTTTCGGCGTGATCTTATGCGGACGGGTTCCGAATTCGACCAGCTTGGCATACCACGCCTTACGGCTACCCACCTTCAATGAGGCGGTAACAACGCCGCCTTTTAGCTTAGTGGAAATCCGAATACTTTTTTTGAGCTCGCCCATGTGAACAGGCACGAGTTCCTTCACCTTGTCTCGATAGACGACGACCCCTGCACGTATAGCCGACCGCATGATGTTCTTCTGCAGCTTGCCCGGCAAGGTCTTCAACAAGTCGTCCAGCTTCTTGCCGCCGGAAATAGCCAGATCGTCAACGCTCATGATGAAAACCCCTCAACCATAAATTCCAGCTCGGTGCGCCCCGTGATAACCGCAGGGCCGGCGATGATCTGCAAGATACGTTTCGCCCCTGTCAGCTCGACAATGCGCATCACACTCGTTATCTCGGGCCGGTAGCGAATACGGACACGCGCCGAATTGGCAGCCAATCGCAAGCCGTTATTCACAGCCTCAGACTTGCTGGGCATGACGTCGACGATCTCCGCCCAAACCTCTACCACCGGCAGCCATGAGCTTGGCAGTTTCGTTCCGTAATCAGGGTCTACAGCAGCGCCGGGCCGCTCGATTCTTATCCGGCCCTCATACTTGAGCGCACTCATGAATGGGTCCTGCAGGCATCCAGTAGACGCTCAATGTATGTCGACTGAACCGTGTCCCGTTCCGTGCGCGTCACTGGGTCGAACTGCTCGACCAACTTTGCCAGTATGTAGAGGCGGATATTGGCCGGCGTGCTTTCTGCACTTTCGCCGTGACCACAGATAAGCCTGATGATTACTGCCTCACTAGAACGGGAGGTAACCGGCCAGCTGGCACCAGCAGCTGGCGCCAATGCAGTTTTATACCGGCCGCGACTCAATCTCCAGGCAGTAGGGCTGAGTTCTTTGCGCAGCCCTTTGGCGTCAAGGTAGGATACAGATTCGATACTGATGACCGGGTGCGGCAAACCGATGGTGTCGCCAAATCCATCTAACGTCACCTCCCAAGTCTGCGGCATCAGGCACTGGCCAATTTCGTGCTCCAGTTCGGCGATGATGCCTTGCAGCCAGATTTCGATCAGGGGATCAAGGTACTCGCCATCTACACGCAGATTTAACTTGGCCTGCTCCAGCGTCACTGCGAGGATGGCTGGAGGGATGATGCATATTTGGCTCATAGCAGAATGCCTGGCTATGAGCACATCAGGCAGCCGCGACGTCAGCAGCCGGGACGGCCTGCCCGGCACTACCTCCGCTGTCTACGAGAGACACCGTATCAGCTGGTGCCTGTGGCGCAGTCAAATCCTGCAGAGCGCCTTCCACAAGAACGCCAGGCTTTTCTGTGCAGACGTCTGCACTCGCACCAATATGTGCACCAGCCTCAGTCGCACCCGACTGGGCCTTGCTCGACTTTCCGCCCTTATTGCGCGCCGGTGGCTCCATCTTGTTGGCGACCGCAGGCGCCGCCTTGTTTTCGCTGGCATCGCTTGCCAACACGACCAAGCCAGCCGCATGCAGGTCATTGGCCAGTTGCTCGGTCAAGCTCGCCTCGCCGCGCTTTGTCATTTCAAGCTTGCCGTGGATAAAATCACTGGTTGCTACGACATCGATCATCATCTTGTTCTCCAAATAAAAGAGGCCGGCGATTGCTCGGCGGCCGCTCATTGCAAAAGTAAATTACCCTGGAGTCATGTCGCCCTTGACGAACGCTTCTGGGCGGTAGACCGCCAATGCCAGACGCTCTTCCGCGAGGATGGTGACTAGGTTGTTGACGAAGTCGTCTTCATTCTCCGTAGCCACCGTGACTTGCGCCTGCTCACGATCGAAAACCTGCGCGCCCAACTGGAAGGCGCCGACCAGGAACTGATCAAACGTCATGGCCTGCGTCGGCACAACTGGACGGCCCCAAAGCGCCGGCAGTGCCATCGATTGCGGATTGGCAAAAATGTAGCTGCCGATATCGTTTTTCAACAATTCGATAGCCGCCCAGTCGATAGGGTTCAGAACGATGCCGGTCGAGGGATATTCCGCCAGCTCAGCCTGCAGCAACGCAAGGCGCAATACATCAATGCGAGTGGCGTTGGCGATCACAAGAGGCGCGGCATACGCCGTGGCCTGCGTGTTGATGCCATGGAGATTATTGCCTACGCCGCTGCCCTTGAGCAATTGCGCCTCTTCGACCAGGCCCAAACCGTAACGCAGTTTTACGTCAACAATTGATTGCAGCTGCGGAAAGTCGGACAAAATTTCAGTGGACGCCTTGATAAAGTGCGGAATCTTGACGACCGTCGCCTGTTTCAGTGCAAAGGCAATGTCGGACTGCGGCTTGCGCGCGCCTTCAGCAGTAGTAGCCGCGTTATTCGTGAAGCCCGTTTCTTGCAAGTACTGTACCAAGTTGCTCCCGGTACGGCCTGGCGAAATCAGGTCGCGCACAGTCAGGCGGCGCTGCGGCAGAGTTTGCACGCCCGCCAGACGGTCAGGCGCGACGCCGGCGCCGGCGCTATTGGACAAACTGGTGATGGCCTTTACAGGCATTGTGAAACGGCTTCCCTTTTGGCCGGCGCTTTGTTCCAGGTATGCCGCGTACTCCTTCGATTCGGTCAACAGCTCGCCGACACTTTTCGCGCCACTGGTATCACCGCCGCCAGGCAAGCGCGCTTGCTTCTGTTGCACGTCCATTAGCTGGGCCTGCAACTCGCCCTGCTTTACCAGCAATTCGTCAACCGTTAGCTTGGTCTTCGCGGACATATCGCCGGCCTTTTTCGCTTCGTCTAGCGCCTTTTCGCCGACCTCCTTGACTTGGTCACCGATGCGCTTCAGTTCTTTGATGATGGTTTCGGGATCATCGGCGCACAAGATCATGCCATTGCGGAACATGTGCGCCATGCCCATCGCGTAAAGGCGGGCAATCACGCTCAGGACAAATGCTTTGAGTTGGTTCTTCATAATTTCCTTATTGGGTGAGGGTAAAATTCCGCAGCGCGGAAAGAAGCTCGCTGTTTTCGCCACCGGGCTCACCCCGGGAAAGCAGTTCTTTCAAGCCACGGCCAGCGATGACCGTTGCCTGACTTTTCGAAAACCCTGCCTCGCGCAGGTAGTCTTCAAATTCTGGAAGGCTGGGCAGTCTGCCCGCCTTGATGATGTGACCCATCGACTTGACGCTGTCGATCTGCGCCTCGGCATTGGCCGGGAAGGTGACGATGCTGATCTCTTGCAGATCCAGCTTGGTCAGCGTGCGGATGCGGTCCTTTTCGTTCCAGCTGTCTTCCAGCACGTAGTAGCCGATCGACAGGCCCTTGACGATGCGCCGCTTCATCAGCTGGTAGGCCTCGGCCGCCTTGACGATATGATCCTTGAGCAGGAAGCCTTCGACCTTCAATCCGTGGGCGTCCTCTGCCAGCACATCATAGCCACCGATCGGCTGGCTGGACTGGTGCTGCCACAGCGCCGGTAGTGGGTCGCCGCTGGCCTTGATCGCCTCCAAGCTTTCGGCAAAGGCGCCAGGGGCAACGATCTCACGATAGCTGTCCACGTTGCCGAAGACCGAACCGTAGCCGCTGAAGGTACCGTCCTCATTGACAGCATCCGCCTTGAAGGCAAACTGCTTGTGCTGCAGTGTTGCGCCGCTTCTATGTTTCATCATCATCCTTTGAAGTATCGATGCCGAGCCAGGTCAAGATCGCTGATTTGGCAGCCTGGGCCGAGCTGGTAATTTTGCCGAGGAGGGTCAGCGGTATCAGGTTGCTCTGAACTGTCAGCTCATCGCCGCCCGGCATTGGTGGGAGGTTCTCAAAAGCGCGTATCTCGTTACGCGTCAGCCAGCCGTTCTGCCCACCAGATGCGTAGAAGGCGCTACGTGCCGCAGCATCTGCACGCAGCAGGCCTTCGAGGCTGAACTCGGCGAAATAGGTCAGGCGTTCTGCTGGCGACAGCAACCCTTTTTTGATGCCCTGCTCAATACGGGTCAGGTAGGGGCGCAGCGCGAAAGTGAGGAAGCCGAGCATGATCTGTTCACGGCCAGTGCCCCAGTTCGAGACCGCCGTGCCGTGGCCGATCATTGACGGCGGCACGCCAAACCAACGGCACATCTCTTCGATGTTGAAGGTCCGCGTCTCCAGCATTTGTGCATCCATGGGGTTGATACTGAGCGGGACATAAGTGGTGTCGCCTTCCAGCAGCATCATGCGACCGCCCGTTTCGGCGCTGCCGAACAAGCTATCCATCAGCTTTTCTTTCATCAAGCCGCGCTGCTCTTTGTTCAAAAAGCCCTTCATGGACAGTACCGCTGTCGGGCGCATCCCGTTTGCGAACATCTTCGCGCTGGCCCTGTCGGCCGCCATCGCTGCGCCGAAGCTGCGCCGCGCATAAGCAATCGGCGAAAGACCGCACAACCCGTCCGTGCCGAAGCCCTTCACGTGCCACACTTCGGCGTCGGTGTACTCCTTCAGGCCGAGCGGATCGGAGTACACGTAGGTCACGCTGCCATCACGCTCACGGCGCACGCGCATCAGATCCGGCCGCAGCGGGTCCAGCGCAATAAGCTTCAGTCCAGCGTATGTCTTCAGGCAATACGCATTGCCCCACAGGCAAAGCTGCGCGATGATCGCCTCCCAGAATTCAACCGCAGTCATATCCGCGTTCGGCGAATCATGGAGGATCGTGTACAGCGGATGCGCGCGCGCTACCTGCCGCGACTCGCCGTTGCGCTGGTAGACCATCAGCGGCAACGTGGAGATGGTTTCCGAGATCAAGCGCACGCATGCCCACACCGTGGCCATCTGCATTGCCGTCTTTTGATTGACCACATGCCCCGATTCCGGGTCGCGACCACCTGCCTCGCGATAGCCCTTTACATCGAAGATCGAGAACGATTTCCGCGCAAAGGCCATCACCTTTTTGAATAACTTCATGTGGTCACCGGTTAGATAAGTACTCGTCAAGACTGCCCTGCTCCTCATGCGAGGTTGCCCGGGTCAGCGCCATCACAGTCGCGACAATTCCATCGATGCGCCCATTGGCGTTCGACTTCTTTTTGTCGGGGCGGAAATTGCCATTTGAATCGAAAAGAAGCGCGGTATTTGCTGCGCACCAGCGTAAGACGGGATTACCGCCATGCTTGAATACCAGCCCGTAGACCAGCTCCTCCAGGCGCTTGCTGCCAGGATGCATGCCACCAGTGTTCTGCGGCACCTCCACCAGCGGCACGCCTTCGTCGATTAGGTCGTTCGCCAGCTGCAGCGCGTTCCACCGATCAAAGCCGATTTCGACCACGTCATACTCTTTGCGCGACGCCAGGATGCGCTCGCGCACCGGCTTGTAGTCGGTGACGTTGCCTTCGGTGCCATTGATCCAGCCAGCCTCTGCCCAGGCCTTGTAGGGCGCGGCATCGTCGTGTTCCTCGAAGTCGATCTTCGCCTGAGGGCACCAGAACCAGAGCAGCACGTACCACTCGCCGCCCTCTTCGTCTGGCGGAAACACCAGCGAGTAGCATGTCAAATCGCGAGTGCTGGCCAGGTCAAGACCGCCAAAACAGCGCCGACCCCGCAACATCGCAGGGTCGAACTTGGACTTGCCCTTGTCCCATACGCTGATATCAAACCAGCCATCAGCGCTGTTGCACCAGATGTTCAAGTCCTTCGTCTTGAAGTTGGCGCGGGCGCCCGGCAGTGCGGCAGCCTTCCGCGCCATGCCGCGCATGTACTCCAGCGTCTTCGACCTGCCCAGGCCGGGGTTGGCCTTGATCCAATTGCGCTCATCGAAGGGGTCGTCATCATCGTCGAGCGTGTAGACGTAGCCGAAAAACGCATCGTCAACACGCTTGCCTTCGAGTACCGATATCAGGTAGGCCCGCACCTCGGTACAGATCCCGTCCAGGATGAAGCCAGCCGTTGTGATCGCCGACAGCAGCGGCTGCAACCGGGCGCCCAACGCCGACTCCATGACGTCCCAAACATCGCGGTTGCGCTGCGCGTGCAGCTCGTCGAACAGAATCGCTGACGGGTTCAAACCATCCAGGTTCTCGGCATTCGCCGGCAGCGGTGCGAACACCGATAGACCCACCGAACTATCCAGCTCCACCTTTTCCTGGTTCAACCCGCCAAACACCTTGAACGACTTGGCAGCCCCCTTGGAGCGGCGCACCCAGCGCTTGATGTTGTCAAATGCTGGCCTGAAAACAGTCATTGCCTGCGCCCTGGTGGTGGCCACCGCGTAGACTTCAGCGCCGACCTCGCCATCCATGCTGAACAGATAGCTGCCCTGCGGCCCCTTCCAAGTGGACTTACCATTCTTCCTGGCCACCTCTTCATAGCCGCGATTGAAGCGGCGCGCACCATCAACTTGCCTGCGCCAGCCGTATAAAACGGCGGTCCAGAACTTCTGCCATGGGTCCAGGTAAATGGGCTTGCCCGCCAGCGGGCCCTTGATGTGGACAAAGAATTTCTCGATGTACTCGATGATGTGCCAGCCATGCGCCGGCACGAACACCAGGCCGCGCGCGCCGGCTTTAAGCAGGTCGTCGTAATGCCGCTTGACTGCCAGGTACACCAAACGGCCGACCACGATTTCGCCGCGCAACACAGGCAGGCCGTAGCCCGTGTCCCACTCCTCAGGATGCGACGGCGTTAATTGATCGACCTTCTTCCTGGTGAGCTGGTGGCGTGGGCGACGAGATCGCCGAACAGATCGTCCTGACCGGCCTTCTCGCCCGTGTCCTTCCTTACCCTCGCCAGCGACGGGATTGTCAAACACGCTTTTGGTAGCCATTGGCCCAACTCCATTTTGAGCCGCTTCTCATCATCGGCCCAGGGCAACGGCGTAACCCATCCGGTTTTTGAAACTTGCGTACGGCCTTGCGCGGCGCACATCTTCGACGCCTTGATCCAGTCGCAGAATGTTCTGACAATGACTGCGATCGGCATGCCGGCGGTCAGGTGTTCAATGCCTGCCTGCCGCAGCGATTCGCACAGGTATTCGTAGACCTGCAGTTCTTCACCACTCAGGTCCACGACCGGCGGCGGCAGCGGTGAGCTTGTGTCACCACCACTGGTGACGTGGCCGGCGCCGACAGCGGGCAAGCCGGTTTTGAAGTTTGGATTTTTGTCCATGGGTTTCTCCTGCATGATCAGTGGCCGAAACCCCCCAGGGGTAGTTTTCGATTTCCATAAAAGTCTGGGTAACCAGTCGGTTTCCTGGATTTTTCGGTTTTAGTTTCGACCCGCCCCGGCCTCATTTCGGTCGGGGTCGGCCCCTCGATGGGGCTGGCCTTGCCCGCGCGCGGCCTCGTGCGGCCTCGGTTTTGCTTTTCGCGTCGTGGCAGTCCAGGCACAGTCCCTGGACGTTGCTCGGGTCATCGGCGCCGCCCTCTTCCAGCGGCACGATGTGGTCGCGCTGCACTGCCGGCCGGGCCAACCCTTGCCGCTCGCATTCGGCGCACAGTGGATTGGCGGTGAACAGCTCAGCTCGCATCGCCTGCAGGCGTCGCCCGGTGATGCGCTTGGTCGCATCTGGGCGCTTTCCCCATACAGGCTTCGGATGCGCGGCACAGCGCCCGCTGCCATCGTTGACCAGGGCGCGGCAAGCGGGGAACGTGCAAGGGCGTGGGGCGGCTGTAGGCATGGGACTCACCAGGTAGAGCAACGATGTGCAGACGTCTGCACAAAACACCCCACAAGGAATGGCCGTGGGTAGTGGTTGATACGCGCGCTGCTGCGCAATATCATCAACACAAATAAAAAAGCCCACCGAAGTGGGCAAGCACCAGAAACGAATGTATCCCCCGCTATGGAGCGGATCGAGATAGATCACCTCTTTCGCTGTTGAGAAATCGTCTCGTTAAACGCAAAAAAGCCCGCTTGTGCGGGCTTTAGGCGTTAGTGCTGCGAGAATGACCGAAATATACACCCGCTGTAACAGCCGCGTCAAGCTATTGCAAAAACTCCTCAACCACGCCATCAGCAACAAAGCTTGGAGCGAGGCGGTTCAATGCCATCTCCTCAAGCTCCCGCACATGCCCCTGCATCTTCGTCGATGCCCGCTGATAAGTCATGTGGCTTGCACCAAATGACTTGGCCAGGTCGCGCACCGTGATATCCAGCTGCTTATGGTTGGCGAACAATCGCCCCAGCATGCAGTCGACTGCATGCGGGTTCAGCCCAGGAAACATTGGCCGGAACCAATCCGCCAATCCCTTGATGGCCTCGATGCGCTCAACCGAGAAAGCAAAGCGGCGACGACCATCAACATCCTCGAAATCCGTCTGCCCGTACTTCGCTTGCAACACCCACATTTCTGTCTTCGGCAGCCGATGTTTTACCGCCTGCAGCACCATGGCACACTGGGCGCGCACCTCGTTGCCATCCAGCCCGCCGAAGTTAATTGTTCCCGACGACGCGCCGCGCAGCTGCTCCAGCCAGCAACGCTGACGTCCGCTCAACTGCACCGACTCCATCGCCTTGATGAGTGCCGCCCGCAACGGCGCATCCTGCTTTGCCTCCTGGGCCATGATCAGGAACGACACATGCACCGCCTGGCCCACGTTTTCAAATACCGCCTCTTCCGCTTTCACTTCCATCGCCTAGCCCCTTTTCTCGTTGTCCAATGCTGCCTGCCATGCCACTTGCCCACTCCGTGATTCGTATTCCCCTGGCGCCGCGTCACACTCATCCAGGATGACCCTATTGCCCCGGCCGTCCTTGCCGATCCGAACCCCTCGCACTGGCGGTCGGCCTATCTCGTGCCCGCGCTCCACTGCGTGGAACACACCATCCCCCTTCAGTCCCCGCCGTATCTGCCTGTCGATGTAGTCCTTACCGAAGGCATCACGCAAACCATCGATCCAGGCCGCGACGGTCGGCATCTGTTCCCTCATGTTTCCGTTGCTCATGAGACTCTCCCGTTATTTCGTCCGACCTGCAAAAGGTTGGCCAAAAGGTTGGACGGCTGAAACCCGCATGCTTGCTTGCTTTGCCAACCTCCCAACCTACCCAACCTATTTCTAGGTTTGACTGGAAAGGGGTTTATGGAAAATGGCCACACACGCACGCGTATACGTGCGTACGTGCGCGTGTGCGCTTGCGCGTCCGGGTTGGCGAGGTTGGGAGGTTGGCGGGGCCGCATTCTGTGCGGGTTCCAGCCGTCCAACCTTAAATTAGCGAGGTTGGACGGATGGTCCAGCCAGGCCGAAATATCCGAACGTGCCGCCTGCAATTCCGCCTTTTCCGCCTGCGCACACGGCGCCCACGATCCCTGGCAGACGATTGCTGCTACATCGCCCATGACGTTAGATAGGAAGCGCATCAGCGTCCTCCTGTGCTGCCTCTGTCGATGCCGCTACCGACGCCACAGGCCGCGAATAGAAGCGCTCACGCGCCCCTGACGTTTCCCTGTCCTTCTTCCACCCCAGCTTGCGCATGATCGCGCCAATACGCATGGTCTCCAGCTTGGCCGGCCCCAGCTTCGATATCTCGAAGTGCAGCCCGCGCGTCAGCAAGTCCAGCACGGTCACGCGATCAATACGGCCATTCAGCTTTGGTATGCCCTCGGCATCAAGGCCTTCCAAGTAGCGATAGATATGGCCATGCCACGGGTCTGGTATCTCGCGGTTCTCCTGCTCAGGTGAGATCAGGCGGTCCTGCTGGTCGCGCGTCGGATACCACAGCACGCCGGCGTTCATCATCGCCACCGCCTCGCCGAACAACTGGTCGCGGGCCTCCATCAACGCTTCCATGTCAATGCGGCCGGTGGCCACTGGCCAGAAGCGCCGGTTGCCGGTCGTGTCCTTGAAATACTCGCCCTCGTTGGTCGTCGCCGCAAAGGCGCAGCGGCGCGGCATGTTCTTCATGCGGCGGCCATACGGCTCGCGGAACCTGTCGACGGTCGACGACATGAACGCCTTGATGGCGGTGACCTCTGACCTGTTGAACTGCTCCAGCTCGGCCACCTCGTACAGCAGCACGCCCTGGATCGACAGGTAGCCGTCCTTTTCGCCCATGCGGAAAGGCGTGTCGGCAAACCAGTCGCCGCCCAACACCTTCAGCGCGGTCGACTTGCCCTCGCCCTGGCCGCCCTCGAAAACGGGCGCATGGTCGTGCTTCACCCCTGGGCGATACGCACGCACCACCACGCCGACAAAAAACATGGTAGCCACCAGGCGCAGGTATTCGCTGTCGACGCAGCCCCAGTATTGCGACAAGGCCGAAGCCACGCGCGGCACGCCATCCCACATGGCGCCGCAGCGGTCCATGTAGTCGGTGACAGGGTTGAACGCATGCTCGCGCGCGGCCTGGGCGACACCGCGCTCGATGTCGCCGATGGCCGCCAGCAGCAGGCTATGGTGCTGCGACAGGTACACGCCGAGGTGGAAATCGTCGCCCTCAGTCCATTCGCCCGGTTCGCTGCGCCATGGCGTTGGCCGCCGCTTCACCTGCAGGCCGGAAAACAGATCCAGGCCCACCAGGCCGATCAGGCGCGGATCGCCCTGCATGACCATGTACACGTTCTCGCGGCATCCCTTGACGCCACCGTTCGCCGTCTGGATCAACTGCGACCGTAGCTGCTTAGGCGTCATGCCCGCGCCAGCTGGCAAAGGGGTCGATCCGTCGGCCGGCACGGAATCCATTTGCTCGTCGACCCAATCAGGCACATCGTCCTCCGCCCTGGCCGGCGCCGCGACCGGCTCGGCCACATGCTCTGGCTCGACTTCTTCGACGCGCAGCTTCGTCACCCAGGACATCACCTCGTCGACGCCGGCGCCGGCCGCCACCAAGTCAGCGATATCCCAGCCGTCCTTGACTTCGCCAGGAGCCGGAATATCGATGATATATACGGTACAGCCCAGCGCGCGCAACAGCTTGGCCAGCTTGGTCATCGCTGCCATGCCGGGCTGCTCATGCTCTGGCATGATCTCGCCAGCCTTCGTCGCGTGATTGTCCTTGTACCGCTTGGCATCGGTATCAGGCCACAAGATGACCGTGCGGCCGGCCAGCGGCGTCCAGTCGCTCTTGTCGTATGCTTTGCCGCCACCAGACCAGGACACTACATCCATGTCGGCGCCAAGCAGGACGTGGGCGGCATCGGTGCATTTTTCGCCCTCAACCACCAGCACCGGCAAATCCGGCCGCAATGCACCGCGCAAGTACAGCGGCCGCGGCGCCGGGAAAACCATCCATCGCCACTCGCGCCGCTTCGATTGAGGATGCTGCGCGAACACGCATGGCAACACCTCCTTGCCCTCGCCGTCCGACGTGGTGAATCGATACAGCACGCCCAGCAGCGCACCGGCCTGGTCGCGGTATTCCCACGACGCATCTGGCCGGCCTCGCACCACATGCGCCTTTGGATACGGCCCGGCATCGGCTGGAACCGGCAGAATGGGTTCCCAAGGCGTCTTCTTTTTAGCAACGGAAACTGCCTGTACCCCTTTGTCCGCTTGCGCGGGCGCGCGACTGGGGGTGTTTTTCGGCTTGGCCGAAACGATAGGGCGCGTTGCGCCAGGAGGGGAAAAATCGGACGGCGTCAGCGTGATGCCGAGCTGCGCGGCCAGGTCGGCGCACGCTTTGCCCTGCTTGACGCTGTGGATCTGCGCATAGAGGGAAATGAGATCAGCGCCGGCTACGCCGTCGTCGGAAAAATCAGCCCATACGCCGGCTTTATCGCCTTCGAGCCGTATCCGCATTGATTTGCCGGCTTCGCCGGAGGAAGAACCAATACAGAACTCGATACCTTCACGCACGCCGTTCGGGAACCAGGAGCTCAGCAGCGATTCAATGGAAAGGATGGCCGCGCTATTGACTGCGGCAAAATCGTCGAGAGTCACGCGGTACGCACCTTCGCCTTGTGCGCAACGCGCTGACTACCGTAGCGGGACGGGATCTGCGCATACTCCAGCGCGCCTTCGCGCACCAGGCCTGCGCGTGCCATATGCCGAGCGGACAATGGCGCCTTGGATGGCACGTGGCGCGGCCCTGCAACCTGCCCGGCCGTCGACGTCGCGGCGCCAACTACGGGGCCGGCATAGTCGCGGCCGCGCTGCGTGACGGCGTACTGACCGGTCTCAATGCGTACCACATGGCAACGCGTCAGCGAGTTGACGATGTCGCGCTCGAACGAGGTGATGGTGCCGCTCCAGCCGATGGCGCTCATCCAGTCGTTCAAATCGGCGCGGCCGCCCAACAGGAGCAGTTTGCGCACAGCGATATCGGGGCGCGTGCCGGCGCGTGGGACACGATAGACGCTCATGCCGCACCGTCCTGGCCAGCATCAGGCAGACAATACACGCGAATGGTCAACGCCATTAGCTCGGACAATCCACGCTGCAGGCCGTCGATATCAGCATCAAGGCAGGCCCGCTCGCGTGGATCGATCACTTCGTCTGCCGTCGCCTCTTCAAAGTGAGAAGCGAAGACGCCCAGGCGGACATAAATGTCGCGGAACTTTTTAGCCAGCGCCTCGTTGCCGTCGCAAATGTCTTCCGGTAGTTTTACGAAGGCGCCACCGCTCGATGCGGCCACAGCCTCAGCGAACAGCGTAGTGCCGGAGAAAGCCTGCAGCTGCAAGGCCGTGTCGACCGTCACGCCCTGGCCTTTGCGTTCGTAGACGCGGTTTTCCAGTCCGTTGCGGCTCATACCCAGGGCGGCCGCGATTGCGTCCCAACCTCCAGGAAATGCTCTGATCATGGCAAGGTACGATTTTTTGATTTTCACAACATATCCTTCTTCTTGGTGGTTGTTCTCATCACGCGGTCAAGCTACGCTTGCGACATGAAAATTTGTCCTGCTCATGCCCGGCTTCGCGGATCGACACCCACAACGGAATGCTCCGGTACGGTATCGAGAATGTTTGTTGACGAAGGTAGCTGACGTCCTGCACGACCGGACCCAGGGTCGAGCCGCCCTTCTGAACTAAAGACTTCTGGCCGCGCCAGTTTCAAGAACATAAGACGTGCACGCGGGATGCCGTTGCGGCGCCATTCAGATACGGACGGGTCTTTAACTTGGCAAATCCGTGCGGTTTCTGACGTGCCGCCAAGCGCGTCAATGATTTCGTCGGCTGTAAGTTCATTAGTCATGCCTTATTTTAGGCAAGCCTAAAGAAATAAGCAAGAATAATTTAGGCATCCCTTATGCAGAAATTGTTAGGATTACCTAATGGATTGGCATAAAAGACTTACGCAGGCCCGCGAGGCCAAAAACATCAAAAAATCAGCTTTTGCGAAGCTGGTGGGGGTATCCGCGCCGACAGTTACCGACTGGGAAAATGGCGATACAAAAATGATCGAAGGCAACAACCTGGTAAAGGTTTGTCAAGTGCTGGAGGTGCCGCCGGATTGGCTGCTTCACGGAACCGACAAAACGATAGAGGACGCTCGGAAGCTTTTGCCGGGAGCCGTTCCCATCTCACTTATCGAAGATGACGAGGAGGCGCTTTACCGCGTTAAATTAGTGCAATTGCGGCTACAAGCCGGAGTAACAGGCTTTCAAACAGAGCCTGACAACACCGACGGCGGGACTCTGGGGCTATCTAAATCATGGGTACACCGCAAGGGCTTTGACCCTGAGAGCCTTCTGGCAGTCAAGGTAAAGGGCGAAAGCATGGAACCTACTTTCTATGAAGGCGATACGATAGTTATAAATCTTGCCGACAAGAAGCTGACAGACAATGGCGTGTTCGCAGTCAACTACGGTGGGGAAGCTGTTGTAAAACGGCTCTCGCGTGACGCCGGCCAATGGTGGCTGATGTCTGACAACTCCGATCAACGAAAGTTTTATCGTAGGAATTGTCGAGGCAACGAGTGCATCATTATTGGCAGGGTGGTACGTAGAGAAGGCGACCACTTTTAACCCAATCACCTAAAGCAATCCACCCCGCATGCCGGGGTTTTTTTTCGCCTTGTCGAAAGTATCACAGCAACACCACCATCAAAATTTAGGCATACCGAAAATATTATCTTGACTGTTTCTTTAGGTATGCCTAAACTTCATCATGTTAGCAACCACAACGATGGAGCAAAGACGATGGCCCCCCCCGCAAACACCACTCTCACCGTCGACGGCCTGATGGCCGCCGCCTTCAACCGGCCACGCCAACCACGCAGCTCTGCGTACTGCGTCGGCGTGCGCACCTTCCTGGCTCAGCGTATCGAAGGCACCCCCATAGCCCTTCCATTTGAGCCGGGCACCGCCGAAGCCGATGCCTTCTTCGCCGGCGAAGACGAAGGCCGCTTGATCCTGGCACGCGCATGGGAAGCGGAGCAAGTCGCATGAGCACCACCACCCTCCTGGGCCGCATCGAGCAATGCATCGATGTCGCCACCCACAAACACCCGCTTGATCGCGCCATGTGCGCCGAGACCTTCATCGCCGCTCTGTCCGGCGTGCTGCAGCGCGACGACATGGCGCTGTCGAACCGCGTGTTCGCCCTGCTGACCATCCCGAAAAAAGAGGCCGTCAAGTGAGCGCCTTCCGCGTCACCGTCAAAACCTCGCTCGGCGTAACGCACTACTACGCGCTGGCCAGCACGGCCGCAGGTGCGTGTGAGGACGCCGTCGACGCCCAGTGCGGCGAACCGTGCGGCGTGACCGCGCATCCACTGTAGGAGGCCGTAGCCATGCCCTCGACCGCTACCCGCAAGCCGGCCAAAGCACCGCTGCCATCGTCGCAAAGCCTGCATGACACGCTGGCCAGCGCGAACGACGCCGCCCAGCTGGCCCGTTTTACGCGCAACACCGGCTGCGCTGCCAAGGAAGTCACTGGCGCCGATGGCCGCCTGTCCATCCTGCAGGTGTTCGAGGCCATGCGTCACCGTGGCTACCACGTCACCGAGCCAGTCCGCCCACAGCAGCAGCCCCGCGCCGGATTTACCGCCTGGTGCGTGAGCGTGACGCTGCCCAAGGGCATCAGCTTCAAGCTCGCCTACCACACCCCTGGGACCGTCAAATGACCACCCCGTTCGTCCACCTGGCAATCGACGTCCGCAGCGTGCTGGCCAGGCCGCTGCACGAACTGCGCGGATTCGCGCACCCGGACGGAAAACCCATGACACCACGCCAGGCGAAAACCGCCCTGGCCGCGCAGCTGGCCGAGGGCAATGAACTGCTCCCGATCGGCAACAGCGCCCCATTCGATTTCATCAAACGCTAACCGGGCCATACCCGCCCACCACCAGGAGCCGCACATGAGCGACCTCGTAATCCCAACGCTGGCAAGCGCCCCCGCCAGCAGCATCAAAAAGAAGCCGGCCGTCAAGCCCACCGTGATCGACAGCACCGCCGGCGACGACAAGCCATCGTTCGGCGACGTGCCGATGGAGTGCATCACCGCTTCCAGAACCAACCCGCGCAAGATCTTCGATGACGCGGCGCTGGCCGACCTGGCCGCCAGCATCACCAAGCATGGCGTCGCCCAGCCGATCCTGCTGCGGCCGACCCATGTCGACGCCGGCGTTACCTTCTTTGAAGTTGTCGCCGGCGAACGCCGCTTCCGCGCATCCAAGCTGGCCGGTAAAACCACCGTGCCGGCGATCATGCGCAACCTGAGCGACGCTGAGGCTCTGGAGATCCAGGTCATCGAGAACCTGCAGCGCCAGGACCTGCATCCGCTCGAAGAGGCCGAAGGGTTTGAAGTGCTGATGCGCGAAAACGGCTACTCGGCTGACGTAATGGCAGAAAAGACTGGCAAGAGCAAAGCGTACATCTACGCCAGCTTGAAGTTGTGCGCGCTGGAGCCAGCTCCGCGCAAGGCGTTCTACGACGGCAAGCTGACCAAGTCGACTGCCCTCCTGGTGGCGCGCATCCCTGTCAAACATTTGCAAGAGCAGTGTGTTGGTGAAATCACACAAGAATGGAACCCATATTCAACGCGCCAGGCGGCCTCGCATATCGAGCGCAACTACATGCTCGATTTGAAGAAGGTCGATTTCAAAACGGCTGACGACTCGCTGCTCCAAGAAGCCGGGTCATGCACGGCATGCCCAAAACGGACAGGCAACCAGCCCGAGGTGTTTGCAGATGTCAGTGCAGACGTCTGCACTGACCCCATCTGCTTTAAATCGAAAACGGAAGCGCACGTTATCCGCATCAAGGAAGTCGCTGCCAGCCAGGGCCAGACGATCATCAGTGGCGCCGAAGCCAAGAAATTGATGCCGAACAGCTACTCACAACTGGGCGGTGGCTACGTCGATCTGGACCGTCCGAACTATGCTGATCCCGAGCATCGTACGTATCGTGAAATTCTCGGCGCAGACGCACCTGTACCCAAGTTGCTGGACAACCCGCACAAAAACGAAATCATCGAAGTCGTCAAGGTCGCCGATATCGCTCCGCTACTGAAAGAGCTTGGCGTCAAAATCAATGTGGAGACCGGCCGAGAATCAGAAGATAGCCGCGCGCGCGAGAAAGAGCAGGAAGCCAAGGCCAAGCTCGAACGCGAGTACCGTCACACCCTCTTCACGCAAGTGCATCACGCGTCGCTGATGATGAACCTGGTGTACGAAGACTTGCTGCTGGTCGCTGGCCTCATGTTCAACCAGCTGGGCGGCGGAACGATTCAAAAAAAGATGGTCATGGATCTGTACGGCTGGACCGAAGAAGAAACGCTCGGCTATCCGGACCGCGCCGGCAAACTACGTGCAGCGATTGCTGCGCTCTCCCCAGCGCAATTAAACCAATTCATCCGCGACTGTGCGCTGTCGCATGAGTTGCACATCTACACCTACAGCAGCTCCAGCAAGGATGACCCACACGCGCTGTTGGCGGCCGCCAAACGGGTCAAGGTTGACGCCTACTCGATCAAGGCTCAAATCAACGCAGCGGCAAAAGCCAAGGCCAAGACCAGGGCAGATGCGGCCAAGTATGCGGCCGTAAAAAAGGACGAGGCAGCAGCCAAGAAGGCAGAAAAGGCCAACAAGGCAGCACTGGAAAATATCGAACAGCTGGCGCCAGAGCAGGTTCCCGCATTCTTGAAGGTTTTTCCTGACCGCATCAACGAGCTTACCGAGTTTGCGCTGGAGAGCCGTCCGTTGTTCATCGCCCCGATTGAACAATGGGCGCTTGAAACTGGCCACCAATACAGCGGCGACGGATTCGTCAAGCTCAGCACCAACGCCTCAAGCATGGCGACGCATTTACCAGGGAACGAAGACGCAGCCAGCGGCGAAGACGAAGAAGACGCGGAAATGCTCGCCGAGGACATCGGCCTGAATGCGGTCATCGCGGCCGCTGAAGAGTCTGCAGCACCCACGCCAGCCGAGCCAGCACCGCAATCAGTCACGCCGGCACCCCGCGCACGCAAGCCAAAAGCAGCCGTAGCGCCGAAGCCATGGCCATGGCCCAAATCTGGGGCAGACGAAGCCGGAAAGGCTGGTGCGCAATGAAGATACTGCCCTTCGGATATCGTCGCCTCATGCGCAGCCTGGAGCAGCACCTCGCCGACCAAGCCGAGCAACGCGAAGACAAAGCCATCGCAGCGCACATGGCGGCCGTCAATGCCTCGCTCGGCAAACCGTCAAAACGGCGCCAGGGCCGCGCCGAGCCGATGCCCTACCGCCTGCATATCGCCGTCGCGTTCGCGTCGCTGGCCAGCGCCCTGTTCAGCCTGTACTGGTGGTACCCCTATCAATGAGAAGCATGATGAAACCGATTTACGTTGATCTACCCAGCGTGGCCAGCTTGGTGACGCTGGCCACCGCGACAATCCAGCGGATGGTAAGAGAAGGTGTGTTCCCGAAACCACGCCAGCTCTCGGCCAACCGTGTCGCATGGTTGTTGCGCGAAGTTGAGGAGTGGGCAGAAGAAAGGCCGGTTTCGGATTTACCTCCACCGACCAACTGCGGGCGAAAAAAATATGATGAGGGTACTAAGCAATAATACTCTTTAGAATAAATTCTTCAAGAGGATCTTTATTGCCATTTCTATACTCAACTATTGCATCTACATAATTCGGACGCGCATGTACAGACCATGATACTGGCCATGCACCAATTTTTCCCAAGAGCGCCCAAATAAGCAAACGAGACATATGCCCGTTTCCATTAACATATGGATGTATACCGAGGAACCAGACAAGAAAGTCAGCCAAAATGGAAACGTAAACCACTAAAAAATCTTCAAGTGGCTCCAAGCCTTGCGCCATTCGATCATCAAATTTCTTGAGTGCCTCAGTAAGTAAGGCATCGAACGTTTCCATATAGAAGGGCACAACCAGTGCGGGAAAACCGGTTCGCTTATCTCCTCCCGCAACTACGTTGTATTCCCTCAGGGCGTGACGAGTACCGCGATAATTCCCAGCAAAATAGTGATAATCCTTGGGAGTTACACCCCGGAAAACATACCTATGCCCCCTCAAAGTTCGAACACCGAAGCGCTCGAACTTTGAAATATCTTTGTGCATCGACACTAACAAGGCAGAGCAACGTTCTTCGACTTTATGTCCGTGCGGATGTTCCTCATATTCCCACGAAGGAAGTTTAGCTGCCATCTAGTAATTTATAATTAAGCTTGTATTACAAGTCGTGAAGCCCATTCCGAGCTACCATTAGCCGTACGCGCCGCCATAGCAGCTACAGCACGTTTAGCCAAATCTCTTTTAGAATCTGATATAGGAGCTTCAAAATTCCTATCAAAATTATCCAATCTATTCCGCAAATTATCAGACATTTGCTTGACTTTAATTATCTCATCACTAGCAGCAAAATGAAATACATTCATCTCGTTATGCAAAGAAGTAGCAGCATCACTTGCTATCGAAATAGTCGGCACGGAACAAGCGACAGCAACCATTACCACGGCACCGGCTTTCAATATAGATCTTTCGATAGTATGAATTGCATTCTCCACGCGCATCATTAACCCTTCACGCAGCCATGCACTTACGCGAAAATCATCAAATCCGTCCATTATTTCCCCCCTTTTTTTAAATCATTTAGAGTCATAGCTACTTCATTAACCTTATCTACCAAACTTGCGAATTGAGATGTTCGCATATCAACGCGTACAACAGGCTCAATATCCAATGAAGAATTAGTGCGCGACTTCCCCATCGCAAAAGCCGATGCATGATAAAAATCCAGGCACGACTCGTGACCCGCGATTGCAACCGAACAAATATTCGCCACCGCAGTTGCCATATTGTGAGGCCGTTTGTCTATGACAACCAGAGGGTCTTCTTTAAAACCCAACTGAGTTTTTAATAGTGCAATCTTCTCAGAAAAACCAGCAAATGATTCTGCCAATTCAATCAAAGCCTGCGGACTCATTCTGATCACCAACGCTGAATCTAACCCATCGGGAACCAAGCAACTCTGAGCAAAAACAATTTTTGCGTCAAAATCGTTAAAAGTCATCGAGCACATCTCAGCCGCGTAGCGCCGCTGAGGCATTGGAGCACTAGCAACATCAATGCTATATTTCGTGTCGCCCGACTCGGTAACACCTAGAGTCTGGATGGGAATCGGGTGGCCTTCGGAGCGCTCCTGGCTCGACATGATGCTCTTTAGAAGGGTTGAAGCAGGCTGCTTTGCAACCTGACGAGACGAAACTTTCGGTTTTGACATATCAAATTTGTGTTGTTTTCAAGGTATTTCCTATGCGGCGATAGTATCACACTAACTTTAGCCTTCTCAATATGCCTAATCACTAGGTAAAAACCACCCCCTTCATCGACAGTTTTCCTCCAAGTATTTGTCCAATCTTGATAGCCACTCACGACGCTCCCGATCATATGTATGACGGTTGTACACACCAGCTATACCTTTTTTCATATGCCCCAGCACCGCCTCTGCAATCTCATCCGAACAGCCCAATATTGCCAACTGTGTTCGGCAGCTGCGGCGCAAATCGTGAGGCGCCCAGTTCGTTACAGGTAGACGCGGCCGAAGGTCGTCTGGCTTCGTTTCGCTGTACGGCATATGAAACCAAACCGCACAACCCACCGATTTTTGCTCCATGTAACCCACCTTTCCGTACGACTCAAAAAGGTACTTCCCTTTTACGGTCCCCATGCGACGTCGCACCACAACCTCCGCCCGGCCGACAAGCGGAACGCGCAGATCTGTAGCATGCTCCCGCCATGAATTCTTTGTCTTCGCCTTTGGAATCGTCCACCAGAGTCCGTCAGCCTCTTCGCTGATTTCAGTCACTTCCATGGCCATAATTTCCGAGCCGCGCGTGCAAGTCCACAAGTACAGTGTCAATGCATCACACACCGCCTTCGAAAAATTTGGCAGCCACTTGATCAAGGTGGCAAGCTCTTCGGCGCTCAACACACGCTTGACTGGCCCGGCCTGGACACCCTGCACCACCCTCCCCTTGCTTCGCAGCTTGCCACGCATGATCAGGCGCCACCAGTTCGGCACAGTATCGGGCAGGCGCCCTGCATCATGGACATAATCCCAGGCCGCCCCCAGCTCCGCTCGGAGCTTGGCTGCCTGAACGGGAATATGTGCAAAGCTCTCGATCAGGTCGAAGGCATTGGAGCGAGAAACCTCTGCAGCGGGCATATCGCCAAATTCGCCCAGCATCGTGTCAAACATCCGCGCCACTTCCTTCACTCCTTTTTCGCCACGATTGCGCGATAGGTGCCCAGCCACGTACATATCCGCTACACGTCGGACCGTCAGCAACGCTTTCGCCTTACGCTCACGCTCTGCCTCTGTGGCTTTGCGCGACTGTTCGCGCACCTCGCGTTTATCGACGGCCAAGTCGACGCCTGCGCTGCGGGCACCACGCAGGCGCTCCCACTCTACCGTCGCGGCCGCTAGCGAGATCGCAGGCCACTCGCCAATCTTGGTTTGTCGCAT